ATATCTCTCTGTTCTCTGTATATCTCTACCTAAAACTTCATCAGGCGTAAAAGACTGAGTTGAGTTTTTCATTTGAGAACTAGGATAATCCTCTTCGTTTGTTATAGCCTCAATGTCATCTATAGAATCTATTAACGTAGGATATATATTAAGAATCTGGTCTCTCGTAACTACGGTAGATAAAATCATCCCAGATGCATCATCAAAATAACGATGTCTTGACGCTGGGTCTACGTAAACTCTAAACGGGTCTACATATGTGAATTTTATCTCGCCCCGTCCGTAATCAGCCTCAGGGTCAATGTAGGCATAAAAATATCCAAGACCTGTTGTAGCATAATCATGCACAGCTTGCTTGAACTGGGTATCTCCATCAGAGATATCCCATACGTACTCTAGTATAACACGCCATACTAGGGCGAGTCTATTATCAGAATCTTCTCGTCCTATGGCGCTATATTTAGGAGAACGAGAAGTTAATAGAGATTTTAATTTTTCTATGGCTGCATATACACGGTCTATTACAAAATCAGCTTGACCTACTGATTGTAAAATTTCAGACTCATCATTTGTGTAATGGTTGCCTAAAAAGAAGTCGACAGAGTCACGAGCTTCTGTATCCCAGTCAGCCCTACTGTCTCTCCATGTTCTCCATAACTGCTTATTAACTTCAGCTGGATTTTGCTCCTGCTGTTCTATTTCTTGTATACTAGAGATGTCTACACCTTTATAAAGTTAAAATAATTTCAAAGACTAATTTAATACAAGTTTTCCCGAAAGTCAACCCTTTTTTTAAAAAAAATTATAATTTTTGCCCTGTCATCCAAGATATTGCTCTTTTAACGGCTCTTTTCTTATCTTGCTTCTTTAATATGTCATCCATATCCTTAGCTTCAAACCTCCTACTTATAGGAGCTCTAGAGTGGACTAATGCATACCATATACCATCAAGAAGGTCATCGTTCTTTCCTTTTGGAAACTGGAACATTTCATCTACAAGATCTTGATGTTTTCTTTTTATATGCATCTTACCTCTGTTTACTATCGGAGCAACTAAGGATTCTAACCTATCTTCTTTTTTAATACCAGATGGTGGTCTAACTCCTTTAGCTAAACCCGGCATCATCTTTCTTTCACTACCAGATAATTGGTTAACTGCATCTTTAATTATACCTTGAGCTCCAACTAACTCCACGTTAGCTCTTTTAATAGGGCTATACTCCTTTGCATATTGCAGTATCTCATCAGGCATTTCATACAAAGGTATACGCTCACGAAAATAATCTATAATATAAACATTCTTATCGCTATCTACTCCAACTACCATGATTACTTGAAAGTCACTATTCTCATTTGCTTCGTATGCTAAGTCAACACCTATGTAAACATTTACAGGTATAGCATCTTCTTTATCAACTATGTAAGCAAAATTGCCATTAGAAACAAACTCACCATCATATGTAACAAGCCTATCTACTTTAAACTTAGCATTTGTTAAGTCACGAGCTTCGTTTAAATATTCTTGTGCAAACTTGTGAGTAAGCCCTACATCTTGGAATCTTCTTCTAATGTCATCTAACTTCTCAACAGAAAAATAAGATGGCCACAAAGCAACTCCGTTATCAATAGCTTTATGATATACAACCTCCCAAGCATACTTTCTTTTTACTTTCTGAGCTTCTGTATATCCATCGTAGATGCCTTGCAAGAAAGAATCAAAGTGTACAATAGTTCCTATAAGCCAAACAGAACCCTCGTTACCTGCAGAGTTTTCAAGAGCAGGTTCAACAGTTGACATTACCCACTCTTTAATTTCTCTTCTTCTATCTGGTGTCTTTGTGTTTAACTCTGATTCAAAGTCATCAAGTATAATATTTGTATATCGAAGTCCTAACTGAGAACGACCACGAAGTCTTTGACTTGTACCTTTTGCAATTATCCTATCACCTTTACTAGTCGTAAATTCTTTTTCAGTCCACTTACTTCCCTGCAAGTCACCAAAGTAATAATTTAATGCAGGATTTATTTCTATATGATTTTGTATATATTTGATATGGTCAATAGCCTGAGACTGTTCCTCAGCTACCCACGCAATAAATTCTTTTTTACCCTCTGGATTAAAATAAAGCTTATGCATCAATGCAGATTTAGCTAGTGTACTCTTACCATGACCACGAGGTAATATAATACATATTCTTTTATTTTCTTCTGATAATAATACGTTGCTTAATTCGTATTGATAAGGAGCGGGAGAAGATTTCATAAAGTCCTCTGGCATAAAAAGCTGACCAAAGGCTACAATATCTCTACTAGCTAACTCAAGAACTTTATCTTTTTGTTTTTGGTTCGAAGAGTTTATATTAAAATTTTCTACTGGTTTATCCAATCTTGCCTCGGTACTTCTTTAAAAACTGATTGGTGCTGCATTAATAAAGGCCCAGCAATATAAACCCAAGCTTTTGTATACGGAGTGTCTCCATCATATACATCTATTTTTTCTCTCGTATATAAACCAGTATCAATACTTTCATACTTATCATAAGACATAATATCAGCATTATCAACATCAATGACTTCAACTACTGCTCCCTTGCCTTCTTTATTTTTTATAATAGCAGGATAATTTTCATGTCCGGGATATACTAGCGATACATCTTTTAGTCTATATGTTGGTCTCTTGCCATTTCTAAGAGTTCCGTAAACTGCTAACTTTTCCATTTCTCTTTGCTCTCTTTCTGTACCAAAGGTACTTTAATATCTCATCTACTGCTTCAGAGCCACGCACTCCTGCAACAGTAATAACTTGTTCAACCTCACCTTGAACTTCGTTTATCTCTTCTAACTCTTCCCAAATTAAATCATTCCATAAATCAACATCTAAGGAATCTTCATTGCAAAGCATAATAGTTGGTATAAAAAACATAACGATACTACTTCTCAGTTTCACGAGTAGCCTCCGCCAATTGCTTTGTGTCTCCACCTCCTATAGCTTGCAACTGCTCATCAGAAAATCCTTGGAATACAGTTACAGATTCAGAACGTTTCTCTGTATCTCGCATACCAGCTATACCAACAAGTTCTTTAAGTAAGCTGACTTTATCACTATCTTTAGCATCAACGCTTTCAATAATGTCTTTCATCTTATTTAAAATGTACAGAGGAGTTATCTCTGCTTCATTCATTATCTTATCTATTTCTTCTCTTATCAAAGACCGAACCCTTTCTGTGTTCATTAGTATTTTAGCCTGAGACTCAGCGTATTTTTTCTTATTAGTAGGATACGCTTTTATAAAAGCATCTACTATATCATCTCCCTTTGCAACATACTTAGCAAAAAGAAACTCTCTTTTAGTAGCTTTCTTTCTATTCTTTCGTATTTCGTATGGTAACTTATCCTTAGCCCCGAAAGTGTAAATATTTTTTCGAGGCTCTCCTTCCATCTTTATCGTATCTCTACAGACAAAAGAACCTATCGGCGTCCTAATATAATAATTGTACACACCCTCGACTGTTCCGTTTCGTAGTTCGCCTCGGTGAAGGACAGGACAAACCTGCCCATCATCAGTCTTTACCCAGCACCCTTCTGTGCCTTCCCTCCAATTGTGAACTAATTCTTCATTAGGGTAATTTTCTGTGAACTCCTGTACCGATTCGAATATTTCGTAATCTTTCCCAGCAACAGTTCTTTTAATCATTGTCTTTAACTAAAAACCAAGAAAGATATTCCATATTTGCAAAAGTCCATCCGTAACACTCTAATAGTGTTGCACATAATATACCAACAAATAGCTTCTTATGCAACTGTTCTCTGTAAAAAAAACTACGCTGGAACCACGTTAGCATTAGTATATTGCTCTATTTTCTTATGCAGATCTTCTAATATCTCTACTTCTGCAACATTATGGTCTAATACATACTTTAACGCTTCTTTGTTTCCATACCTAGCATTACGCCATACTCTTGGGTCTAGATTTGTTTTACCATCAATACCTAAGAACTGAGTAGCTGTCTTTAAACTACTTCTTGTTAATTGCATTTTAGACCTAACCAAGTAGTACAAATCCTTATGAGACATCTTCCTAAACTTAGGAAACTGTATATCATTGTCCATAGCCCTAGTCCTAGTAAAAGGAATGTCAAACCTAGTTCCGTAATATGTCATAACAACATCATACTTCTCAAGAGCTTTACATAAGCTACTTACTATTCTATGGTCATACTTACCATTAAAGACTTCTGACTTTTTAATGACATCGTATAAAACTTCATCTTTATCTCTCGTCTTTATCGCCCAAGACAGCATGATGTCGACGTTTGCTTTCAAGCCAGTAGTTTCAATATCAAGATAACCAATAGTCTTTTCATGACCAGTCTTGTACCTACTTGGTTTGCGTAGGCCTAATGTTTCAATCTTTCTAGTAACTGCTTTATATGTCCTAGAATATCCTTCTAGCAAAAGCTTATGATATAACTGATATGCGCTAATAGATGTATTCTGATACTCTTCTAATATCGATACCTCAGCTTCAGTCCATGTATTTCCTTTAGGCATTGTGTAAACCCTTTCTCATTTTGTTAAATAAGTTTATAGTATATAGAATTATATTAAGTAATATTGCTTCTAGCATGTAATAAATAGTTCTCACTACTTACCCCACTTTCCTTTAGATACTATCTGAGACATTATGCCATAAACAGACACATCCATGAAAGAATCCGTAATTGGCTCATTTTGCGCTTTTTCATCATTCTTCACTACCAAGTTCAATAGTCTATTGATTTTGTCGTTCATGCGTACAATAAGGCCCGTTAAAGACAATCTGATGTTATCTGGTGTGTCTAACATAGTACCCATAGCTATATTACCTGTTCCATAGTCATTTTGCTTAATACAAAACAATTCATACTGTTCACGTTGTATTGCTTTGAACTCTTTAGTCATCTCAGGCCATTCTTTTTCTATTTTCTTTGTAACAATAGCTACGTTTGGTTTAACCTCTGTTACATTATTTAGATTAAATTTAGCCATTACTTTACCTTCTTCCAAAGATAATCAGCAACACCTAGCTGCAGAAGACCATTAGATAGTGCATCGATAGCACCCTCATCATGGTTTGCACCTGCATTGGTATAGATAACATGGATAATCTCATGCATAAAGGTTTCTACCTTTCTTGAATGAGTCATGTTCTCATCAATGAATATACGGTTTGCTTTTACATCATGCATACCTAGTAGGTCTTTTCCTTCTCTAACGCCATCAAGATTAGTCTCAACTACGTTATAATCATGTCCACCTACTCTAATTTGTTTTTTAACTGTTTTACTCATTTTCACTCTCCTCTGGATTCCAACCCCAGAAACGCTCTGAGTACGTACTAGCAGGAGCTTTTACTGGAGATTGTTTTTGTTTTGCAAAGTTAATCATCTTTAATGCTATTTTAAACTCTTCTCTAAATTTCTTATCCATCGTTTATACTTTTTACTACAATATTCTCAAAATAGTCACAACCTTCGTTAGCTGTGCATGGTTTACCTTTTTTCTCTTCGTCAAGCCACATATATAACCTGCCGTCTTTTCTCTGCATCATAGCACCCATGCAATTACCAGTCCAATAATTAGCACAATAGTTCTTAGCTTTGTTTAAATTACTATTTATCATGGTTGAACTTACAAAACAAAAACATTCTAATACAAATACAAAATAAATAAAAATAGTAGTTGACTTATATACAGTTTTAGTGTTATATTTAGAGCGGTGAACCAAAGCAAGTAGAATATATTTAATATATATTATACTTTCTAAAAAGAAAATATAATACTAACGTATTATAACAAAGAAAAAGAAAAAATTTGACTGAAACCTGCTAAACTTAGTAAGTTCTATGTAAGAAAGGGAGAATAATACTATGATTTCAACACAAGACCTTATAAGAATTTACAATTTTTTAAATAATATAGGACACCTTAAGCATCTTGATGTGTCTGAGGCTAAGGAATTAGCAAAAAAGGTTGAGAAATATGTTTACGATAGTTGATAGATCTGGTGATGAGGTTAGATTTAGAACTGATAAGGGTGCATGGATAAAGGAATTGTACTCTGGATACAACTTATGTAGCTATTCTGACGAAATAGACGCAGAGATAGCTAAAAACAATATAGAAAACAAAGAGAGACTAAGTAATTTGCAAGTTCTTAAGATAAAACAAGTAAAAATGGGAGAATACTAATGGGGCCAATGGAATATATGACATTTGCTAAAGAGTTTCATGATATATTACAGTCAAATGGCAAGGTACTAACAGCTGCTACTGATATAGAAGCACATCTTGATGAGATATGGATGGGAGAAGTACTAGAATTTTGTGCAGAGAGTAATTATTGCATTATGGATATTGATTTGAATATAACACATAACAAAGAAAATAACCCATTTGTAGTAGCAATCTATAAATTAGAGCCAAGATACACTCAGTTATAGTAAAAAATTGGCTTACAATGTGTGTGAGCTATAATCTTACATAGTACCCGCCCCCTCATCCTCGTTGGGAATTTTGGATTAGGTTGAACTTTTCGCAAGTTGAGATTGAGATTCATTCTCATTAAAAAATAAGTAGTAATCATTACTATTTAGTGCAAAAAATTTGCAACAATATTTCCCTTGCATCGTATCAACTTTTATTTGTAATTTATAGGCTTTGCTCTTTTTCCACCAAAACACGCCCAATTGAGATTGAGTCTCATTATCATTTAGCCGCAATTTCCTGATAAAATGGCAAAACCTACAATTTACTATGTTTTAACTATATAATGCAAGTGTTTTTTTGACGCTAGGCAGCCGTTATTTATTTTATTTTTTTTTAAAAAAAGCTTGCTTCATATTACTTTTTTGTGCTACATTTGGCTATGTACAAAAAAACAGAGAATATAAGAGAGAATATCGCTATTGAGACCGAGTCTCAACAGAGAGAGAGCGAGTCTCTACGAAAATTCTCGGAGAGAAAAAAGGTAATATAAATGAAAGATAATAGAACACCTGTAACTGCAGAGAATAAACTTGCAATGATAGCAAGCGGAATGTTAGAGAGCGAATTTAATAGACTATTTAGAGTTAAGGGAGAGAAAGGCGGTATCTTACAAGAGTTCGCAGAGATGAACCCAGACCACGAATTGACAAAGTTCGTACAAAAGAACGGCGCTCACTTCCGATTTGTAGACAAATTAGGAGTAGAGAAAATAGTTCGTATCAATGGTGCAAAGGTCGTAAACAAGGACTAGTGAGAAAGGTAGTCTAGGAGAGGTCAGGTAGTATATATCTGGCCTCTCTATATTATACACTCATACGACAACTTACCAGATCATAGAAAGATAATAATAGATGTTATATAATAATAGAGAAAAGACTCCTATAGATATACTAATAGAGAGTAGCAAGAAAGATATATATATTAATATCTCTCGTAGCGTGTACAAGTCTCCAAGTTATAATATAGATATTGAAGGTATAGACAATCCTGTATCTATGACAGACTTAAGTAGAGAAGCAACGTATACGTATGCAAGATTTATATATAATAAGTATAGGCGAGAGAATGTTATTCTCAATAATAAATACTCTCGTACAAAAGTTCGTAGCTTTGCACTATGTAAGATATTATCAAACGAGATGTTACACGAAAAGCTAGACAAGTTATTCGCTCTACATAAACGCAGCGAGAGAAGGTTCGGACATATACCAGCCAAAAAGATTAAAGGTTTCAAGAGAGTCAATCCAGTAGCGATGAGGCCCTTTGAGAAACAATGGTAATAGACAATCATAGATCAGAGAAAGGTAATACCTATGAGACAAATAGTAGATAAGATACTAGATATTATAGACTACTTCATGGATATATTCATGGAGTTTCTAGAGAGATGGCTACCTATATGGATGGTAGCTATATTATTATATATGATATACCAAATTATAGCGAGATAATATATATGAGTAGAGTTCATTCCTGCCGCTGTGTTGCTATCGAGAGCGACATTGCTGTAGCAAAAGTTATTAGTAGACAGCCACATTACAGAGAGGAATTAGTATGTAGTTGGCACAAGTCTAGCTATGAGAATCTAAACGACATGGCAGAGAGACGAGTAGGTATTCTTAGTAAAGATAGTGTCGTAGATATAATAGATTTAGAGAGTAATACTATATTATTATAAGGAGAGAGAATGCAAACATTTTTACCAT